CAGAAGAAAACAAAAGACCTGGTCGACGCGCAAGGGTTCGCGCCGAATCTCGACTGCCTGGCGCGCGCATGCGGCGTCACGCGGCAAACAATCGATAACGCGCGAAAACGTTTCGCTTTCGATGCGCCGCGGCCGACTTCCGATACCAGATATCACGTCGGCGATTACAAAGCCTGGCTAGATCGGCATGGCGTAACCGGCCGGCGCAAAGACGCCGAGTTGGTCCAGGAGCGCGAGGTGAAACTCGCGCACGCGCAGCTCCGTCTCGAGCGGGAGCGCTTCGAGTTCGAACAAATCAAAGACCGGATGCTTCCGGCGGGACAATTCGAAGCTGCGCTCGCGAAAACAATTTCGACATTTCTTTCCGCGCTAAACGCGTTCGGACCGCGGGTAAATGAAAAGCTCGAAGGACTGGACTTCGATGATCGCGCCGGCGTGATCGAAAAGGAAGTCGAGCTCCTCAAAAAGTCGCTCGCGAGCTGCGACTACCTCTGCGTCGAGCAAGAAGATGAAGAGCTCGAAGGTTAAAGCGGCCGCCGGCGAAAAGCTGAGGCCCAAGGCTGTCGATCTTTTCCGGGACGTCGTCGGTTCAATCCTGATTCCGAAACCTCGTCAACACATGGACGAGTGGGCCGACGAGAACATCATTATCCCGGACATCGTTGGAAGTCCTTACCCGGGACCGTTGGATTCCGGCCGGCTGCCGATGATGCGCGGCCTCTTGCGCCGGCTCGAGCTCCGGAGGGTTCGATTTTTCGAACTGTGTAAGAGCGCGCGGACCGGCGGCTCGCTTTTCCTCGGCATCATTCCTGTCCTACACAAAATCGCCACCTGGCCTGGTCCGATTCTCTGGTTGGATCCCACGACCAAAACCGCCCGGCGTTTATCGAGACAAGAGATCCAGCCATTCATTCGCGCGTGCAAACCGACCAACGCGCTCCGGATTCTCACCAAGAAAGCCTGGACCACGCTCGAGATGATTTTCAAAACCTGCACCTTCGGCCTGGTCGGCGCCGGCAGCGTGGCGGATCTGGGCGGCCGCCAAGCTGAGCTCATCATCGTAAACGAAAAGGACAAGATCCCGGCGAAATCGCGCGCGGAAGCGCCGCCCGGTCTCCTGGTCCGAGTCCGGAGCAAACTTTTCCGCAGGACCCGCAAGATCATCAGTAATTCGACGCCGACACTCGAGTCGGCCGACACCTGGGGAGATTTCATCGGTGGATCCCAAGTCCACGGCTATTTGCCATGCCCAGAGTGCGGCGGGTACCAGCCGCTCACTTTTTTTAGAGAGTCCGCGCAACCGGACAAATGGATGCGAATCGATGACGACGATCCTCTGCTCATCGGTCACGAAATAAAAAAATCCGATCGGCACGGTGTCGATCTTTCTCCGGACACGCAGCGCAAAAATTATCCGGTCATCAAGCGCGCCAACGATCGGATCGGCGGCTATCTGGTCCAGGGCATCCCGCAGACCGGGCGCATTTGGTGGCCGCCCGAGCTTCAGGATAAAAAATCAAAAGTCTGGAACGTCGACGAAGTCGAACGCCAGGCGCGCTACGAATGCGCTTTCTGCGAAGCAAAGATCCCGCAGGAAAAACTCAACTGGATGAACGCGCGTTATGCGCTCAGGTCGCACCGGCCGGAAGCGCCTTACGACACCGAGAGCGCGCTTATCTGGGCGGCCTACTCTCCGATGGACTTGGGCTGGGGCGGCCTCGCCAAAAAATATCTGCTCTCGATCGGCAACATCGCGAAGATGCACGATTGCTACAATTCGGACTGGGCCCGGCCGTTCGAGCGCACACCGACTCGCATCACTAAAAAGACGATCGAGCTCATTCAATCGCGCACGCCGATTAAATATGAGCGCGCGAACCCGCTCGATCCGGAGGATCCATGCAAGCTCCCGATCCGGCCCTGCTTCATCACCATGACGCGCGACGTCCAGCAGACTGAGATGTGGTGGGAAGTCTGGGCCTGGGCTGCGGACGGAAGCGGCTGGCTGCTCGCCTGGGGCTCATGCGTAAGCGACAAGGAAATCGTCGACATCTCAAATCGCATTTGGACCTACGATTTCGGCGACGGAACGCCAAACGAGCTCCACACGACCTGGAAAGGAATTTCCGACGCTGGCTATAAGGCGAAACGTCCCGCCGGCGTTTACCGTTTCGTGCACGAACAGGGCGGACGCTGGATCGCTTCCCGCGGCGGCGCGCTACAGGCCGGCAAAGAAAAACCGATTTTCGAAACGTCGATCGAATTCAACTACGACGGTGCCCAGGTCTCGATCCCGTTCATTCACTACAATGATGATCAGATGAAGGAGCATCTTTATCGGTTCGTGATTAAGGAACGCCATCACCTTCGCTGTTTGCCGGTGAAGCTCGACGATTTATTTTTGGACCAGGTCACGAGCGAACACCTGGCCGCGGTGAAAATGCACGACGGCCGGACCGCTCACGAATGGCGCGTCGGCGTGGATCCGCATCTGGGCGATTGCTGGAAGATGAACGAGATCTTCAACTTCATTTTCTCGCCAGAGATTTTAGCCGCGATGCGCGCACGACAGGACGCGGTTCGACGGCCTGATAAGAATAAATAAACATCGGGATCTCGTCCGCACGCTCGCCCATCGTGCACCAAAACGTTATTCGGCCAATCTTTTCGTTGATCAGTCCGTTTGTTTGAACGTTCCAAACAATGGCGATGTTTGAGACCGGAAGGCCATAGGCCGCGAGCGAAGAGAGAGCTCCGAAAATCTCGTAATCATTCGAGTTGATCGGCATGTCGATAGCAGGCTCAGAATAAGAATGTTTATCGCCTTTCTTTTTACCAGAGCCTTCGCCGAACGAGCCGGAAGCCGCACAGGACTGGCAGGTTTCAAATCCGTTCGCATGTAACACGCGGACCGCGAAACGAATACCAGGATCAAGCCGTTGATAGAATTTTTCCGTAAGCATCATGTTCCGCACAGAGCTGATATTAAAACGAATCCAGCGGGTTAGCGACAAGAACGCCGCGCCCGCTGGACCGTGTTGGAACACGGTAGTCGATGGCCAGTCAAACATCGAAAACATAGCACCTTTGACATACCGCGGGTGATCAATGATCCCCGAAGGTTTCGTCGAAGCTTTAATTCTGTACGCGGACATGGGCGATGGCGGCCGGGACGAGATCGCGGCGCAATTCAATTCGCTCTATGACGCGATGAAAGCCGGTAACGGCAAGATGCTGGCTTCAACTGCAGTCAACGGAAAGACGATCGGCTTCCACGTTTCGATGACGGTGGAAGAAGCTTTCGCCGCTTTCGCCAAGGCGCTCAAAGAAATAGACGGAACATCCACGCCGATGACCTATGGCGCGTTTTACGGACTGACCCGATGAGCACGATCGCCGGACCAAACCCAAGCGGCGAATCCATCTGGGGATACGATGGCGCGCAGATCACCGATTTGCGCTCGGCATTTTTCTTTTTCCCGACAAACAGCCGGCGCGAGTTCGCGAGCTATACTCGGAAAGAGCTAGTCCGGAAATATCGCGCGCTCGACGCTAACCTTCCAATTTTCGGCCGGATCGCGCGCAAGATCGCGCAGCATTCGGTCGGCAAAGGAATTTTCCCGCGCCCAATCACCAAAGATAAAGTCTGGAACGATCTGAACCGGAAACGGTTCATGGCAAAAGTTTCAAATCCGCTCCTATATTCGATCGACGGATCGCGCACACTCTGGGAGGACCAGCGCATCGCGGCGGAAACGGTGGTCGGCGACGGCGAATTTTTCGAAGCGTTCGTCCGCAAAGACAACATCACCATGGTCCAGCCGCTCGATGTTTTTGAAATCGAGAACCCGAAGAACGTAAAGCCGGCCGATCGCTGGAACGACGGCGTGCAAACCGACGATTATGAGCGTCCAACCAATTTCGGCGTCCGCACATTACCGATGTCGGTCCGCGGCAATGGTTCTTCCAACGCCGCCGGCGACGCCACTCAGATTGTGCCGGCGAGCTCGATGATTCATATCTTCCGCCGGCGCCGCGCGAAACAGCCGCGCGGGTTCACCTGGTTTTATTCCGGGATCAACGACGGGATCGATTGCCTGGACCTGAAAGCACTCGAGAAAGGCACCGCGAAATTGCATAGCGCGCTAGCGGTTTCAGTGAAACGCAAAAAAGGCGACGCATCGAAGCAAGGCATCTCCGGAGACCTGCAAAAAATGCTGATGCCGGATGGAAGCACTCGGGTCGACGAAAATTTCTGGCGCGGCGCCGCGATCGCTTACCTGGCCGAGGATGAAGGGATCGAGCTCCATACCTCTAACCGCGCGAGCCCGCAATTTATCGCCTGGATGGAATTTCTTTATCGCGAAGCCGCGATCGCGACCGATTTGCCGTTGCCCGTCATCATTGGTTTCGGCGGGACCAAAGGAAGCGAGACCCGGGCCGAGCTCGAGGCCGCGCAATGGATCTTCGATCTTACCCAGGACATGATCGTGGAACGGCAATCGCAGCCTTACTACGTCTGGGACACGGCCGACGCGATGGCGCGCGGCGAGCTCCCAATGTGCCAGGACCCGGAATGGTGGGCCTGCGCCTGGCGCGGACCCGCCAAGCTCAGTGTCGACATGGGCCGGACCGCGCAAGCGGCTGTTCTCCTTATGAAAAACGGCGCGCTCAGTCACGTCCGTTATTACGAAGAGCGCGCGCTCGACGCATACGAAGAGGCGACCGAGCAAATGGAGTTTTTGGAATGGCTTAAAGGC